CGCAGGGCTAACTCTGTCTATGGCTCCTCACCTGTTGAGCGTTGCCTACCACTAGCTGACCTTTATTTGCGCCGCCAGCAATGGTTACGCGCTGAATACACCGATGGCGTTACCCCTGAGATGATGCTGACCTCAGATGCCGACTTCGGTAATGACCCTCTTGTAATGAAGCAATACGAAAACATTATCAACGACAACTTGGCAGGTCAGACAGAACAGCGCAAACGCGCTCTTATCTTGCCTTCTGGTCTAAAGCCTGAGTTCTATGAGGGCTATGGCGAGAAGTTCAAAGCCGCGCTTGATGAATACCTCATTACCTCAATCACAGGTCACTTCGGCGTTCTGCCAACTGAGATCGGCTTCTCCGCTAAGGGTGGACTCGGTGCTTCGGGTCATCAGCAAGGCGAAGCAGAAGCCGCGCAGTCAATCGGTGTCGCGCCTTTGGCTCAATGGATTTCTAAGATGCTCACCAACATCTCTTATACCTATTTAGGTATGCCACGCGAGCTAGAGTTCAAGTTCATGATTTCTGAAATCCGTGACAATGAGGAAATGGCTAAGAAGTCAGACCTTGAATTACGCGGTGGCACAAAGACAATCAATGAACGCCGTTCAGAGTTGGGCTTGCCTTTACTAGATACTCCAGCCGCCGATCAACCAATCCTTGTCGCTGGTAATGGCGTTTTCCTCTTTAGCCCAGAGGGAATCGTGAACGCTGCCGCGCCTATTGCCGGTGTTGAGAATGTTCAAGATGAAGTCGATCCAATGGCTCCAACCGAACCAGCCCCAGACGGCCCAACCAAACCACCAACTCCAGATGTCGCACCTAAGCCAGTAGATCAAACAACTACACCTGACTTTGAGAAGGCTGGAGTTCCCTCTATCGCTGAAGCTGAAGCCGCACTAGGTCGCCTCTTGGTATTACCTAACGCCGCCGCAAATCACGCCGAAGATGCAAATGTTGAGGACACAGTAGAAAGCCCTTGGCCTACTGTTCCAGTCTTTCCTGTCGATGCCGATGTCTGGCAAAAGGCAGAGTTGAAACTTGTGCCAGTAAAAGACCTTTACGCAACCGACACTGTCCTTGACAGATCAAAGGTTGAAGATCGCATCAAGACAATGGGGCAATCACTAAAGCCGTACCGCAACTTCCCTCTCGTGTATGACGATGGCGAGAAGCAGGTCATTATCGATGGACACCACCGCCTCCTAGCGATGTGGCTTCTAGGCATGGATCAAGTTCCGGTCTGGGTCGGCACTCCCGACACGGCTAAGGAAGCCAGCGTTGAAGTGAAGGCGTTTCTCAAGTGGGCTAGTAAAGGAAAACGCGCTCGCCAATTTGAGTTCAAAGCCCTAGACCCAATCGTGGGAGATGCTCTTAATCGCTGCTACTTTGACGGCGACACCGACACGATGAAATCTCTGGCTAAGGCTTATCTGACATGACTCTAGGAGTCCATCAAGTTGATGGGCGCATCGCTAGTAATTCGGCAGTCAAGATTCGCGCCGCGCTTGCTAAAAGCGTAGATGCCAGAAAAGTAGTCGCAGATTACGCGCACACCCACCCAGAGGTTTCTGAGTTTATTTCTCAGGATAGGGTAAGAGCTAGAGCATGGGCAATGCATAATGTGACCCTAGACCACGAAGCCCTAGAGTCTGCACTTCGCCAGCATTATGCCGAGATGTTTGTGACGGGCGTGGTATCGGCTTATGAGGCAGTAGGTAAGTTACGCAAAGCGGTTAAAGCCCCACCGCATAACTGGAACCCTAGCGAGTTTGCCCTTCAAGCATTACAAGGCGCGTTTAACTGGGACACATGGAAGCCTGGCAATCCTGCGGCTGAAGCGTTACTCAGACCGTCTGGCGGATTAGAGAAGTTACTTGGCGACATAAAGATTAAGTCTTTAGACATGAAATCAACGAGTTATGACCTACTCGGAAGCAAGTTGGCTGACGGGTTTGCCATAGGTGCTAGCCCGACTCACTTGGCTTCAATGATTGAGGACTCACTTTCTACTCCTGAGCGTTCTTTAATGATTGCGCTTACTGAAGGCTCACGCGCTGCAAACGCCGCAAACATGGACTCTTATCAAGCACTAGGAGTTGAGCGAATCGAGTGGGTAGCCGTTGATCCTTGCGAAGAGTGCGACATTGACGGGGAAGTTATCGGCATCGATGAAACCTTTTCCAATGGCGTAGCCCCTGACGAGTTACCTGTTCACCCAAATTGCCGATGTTCTACAACTCCAGCCGCTATTGATTACACAACTTATGATTACTCAGCGGCTTTAGATGCAGCACTTAACGCAGACAATTAAAATAACCATTACAATTTAACAATAATCCGAGAGAAGGAAAACAATGGCTCTTAACCACTCAAACATCACAGTAGGAACTACTCCGACACTTTTGGTTACTTTGCCGAACGGTGTGGGTTATGTAGCAGTTCAAATCAACAATCGAGATTCAGCCGCTATTTTCTTAGGCGATAATGCGGTAACAAATACAGTCGGTCTAAATGGCGGACAAAACCTTGCGGCAAATGCCAGCGTTCAAATTTGGATGCACGGCAACGATTCCCTTTATGCCGTTTCAGCCGCAGGTACAAGCACCGGCGCAGTATCAGTTATCTATTCAGCCTAAAGGAGCAAAATGGACTTCGCTAATTCCTATGCAGCAATCATCAAGCAAGAAAAGCAAGAGGATGGTTCTCTCCTTGTCTATGGCAAGGCAACCGATGACTCGCTAGACATTGATCAGCAAATCTGCGATGACACTTGGCTCTCAAGTGCTATGCCTGAGTGGTTTAAATCCGGTGGGAATATCCGCGAACAGCACTCATCAATCGCTGCTGGTGTAGCTAAGGAATACGAAGCAAAGAGCGATGGACACTACATCTCGGTTCTCGTTGTCGATCCAGTCAGCGTTAAGAAAGTTGAGTCAGGAGTCCTCAAGGGCTTCTCAATCGGAATCAAAGCCCCACGCGTTGTCAGAGATCAGAAAGCCGCTAACGGCAGAATTATCGATGGTCAGATCGTAGAGGTCAGCCTCGTAGATCGCCCTGCAAACCCAAATGCCAAACTCATGCTCGCTAAGTCAGTAGAGGGCGAAACCTCACTTGTCAAAGTCGAGGAATACACCGAAAAGGATAAATCTATGCTCGCTGAAGTCATTAAGGAACTCCACGCAGATTCCGTTAAATTCGATCAAGCCTCTTATGATGCGGCTCGCAAGGGAATCGCCCAACTCATCATCTCTGAAGCCAGCGAGATCGCTGACACCGACTCAGACGAGCGCGATGACATTGACACCCTGCTCTCTGCTCTCAAGCACCTCTTTAATTTCCGCGATGGAGAGTTAGATGAGGACAATGAAGCAGCACTTTCAACAGACGGCTCACTTCTCAACCTCTCAGCCGATGCCACTTCTAAGGATTGCGACTGCGATGGTTGCGCCGCTTGTCAGGCTGACGGTGGATGCGATGACAAGATTTGTAAGGGATGCACAAAGATGTCTGCTAAGTCTGCCGACATTTCTAAGTGCCTAGAGTGCGGATGCCATCAAGTGGACAACGCGCATGGCAAGACTCAAGTAGTCGTCACCGGCGCAACCCCAACAAACGAAGTCGCCAATGTTTCAACAGCGACAATCCTCACCCCAGACTCTCTCGGTGGAAGTGTTAAGTCTGCCGAAAGTGAAACCGATGCTTCAGTCGATGAAGCAAAAATCGAAGCCGCCGAAGAACTCCTTGAAGAGAAGGCGACAGAAACCCCAGAGATTCTTGATGAGAAGTCAGTAACGGCCATCATCGAGAAAGCAGTAAAGAGTGCTACCGATAGTGTCAAGGCTGAGATCACCGAACTTCAGAACGCAACAAAGGCGGCTGAAGAGAAGGTGGTGGCTCTTGAGTCGGAACTCGTCATTGCTAAGTCAGCAGCAGCCGCAGGTGGCCCAAAGCGCACTGGTCGCGTTGCTGTAACTGACACAAACGAACTCCTCATCAAAGCCGCTGAATACCGCATTAAGGCATCAGCGACCTCAGACCCTATCCTCGCAAAAGGCTACAAGGCACTAGAGAAGGAATATCTCTCTAAGGCTGGAACACCTTCAGAGGAATAACCCCGAAAGGAAACAAATTGGCACTTCAAGCACCTAAAGCTGCCGACCTCTTTGGTGATGTTGAATCCCCAAAGAAGGCCGCTAAGCGTATGGATGAATTTCAGTCTGAACTGAATAAGTCCTTCTCACTTCCAAACTCAAACGGATTATCTCCAGCCGTTGATCCAACAGGCGCACTTGAGGCTCTCGCAGCCAACAAGTCACTCGCTCCTGATGCTCTCGCAGGTCTGAACAATGCAATCGCCTCACAGCGTTTGGCATTACAGGATATGCAAAAGGACATCACCCTCACATCTCCACTCTCAACATCTTTCGCAGCCTTCGATCTTGAAGCACCTGCAAAGCTCTTGACACCACGCCCAACACCACTTCGTAACCGAATCCCACGCAAGAAGGGCGTTGGTACTTCACACCGCATCAAGCGCATCACTGGTTACACAGGTACAGGCACAGGTGGACAAGGACAAATTTGGCCTGGCATTACTGAATCAACAACAACTGCATTCGGTTCAATCAACTTCGAGCGCGGTTCTAAGATCAGCTACACCTCAGATGACATCATCTTGCCTTACAACTCTTACTCACTCTCAGATAGCGTTTCTTTCGATGCTAACTTCTCAGGCTTGGGATACCAAGACCTCCGTCAGCTCTCAAGCACATCTACTCTCTACGCAACAATGTTGATGGAAGAAAGAATGATGCTAATGGCTCGCGGAACTGCTTCAGGATACGCTGGCGCACTTGCCGCACCAACAGTCACCGTAACTGCTCCTTCAGCAGGAACCGGACAAGTTGCTCTCGCTAACAGCACCTACTACATCTATGTAACTGCAGATGCCGGTGTTTCTGGTTCAGGTTTTGGTGAGTCAATCGTCAATACCGTTACCTCACAAGCAACATCTTCACAAGTTTTGAAGATCGTTGTCACTCCTGTAACTGGCGCACTTGGATACAACATCTACATCGGAACAACAACTGGTGTTGCTAACGCTAAGTATCAAGGCACAATCAAGTCCACAACAGGTTATGTGGTCGGTGCTGGTTCAGCATCAGTCGGCGATACCCTTGTGTATTCAACATCAAGCTCAATCCTCGCATCTCGCGCATCAGCAGATACTTCTGCTTATGCAACAGGTTACGATGGAATCCTGACAACTGTTCTTG